TTAAATACTTCTTGCAGAATGAGGCTTACCTCAGACAGATCAAGGCTATTGGCAACGCGATCTTCTGCGTTTTGCAATAAACGCGCACGGTTTTGCGCGGCAGCAATCTCAATGCGACGATCAATGCCATCTCGCAAAGAAAATCTGTTTTGAAGCTCTAGCTGATTAAAACGTGCATTAAATTGTTGCAATGCATATTTGTCACGACCAACCTTTTCAAGAAGACCTTGCTTTAAATCCTCAGTCTCCCGCGTCCAAACGGGATCATCGCCATCTAAAACATTGTGGTAATTGTCAGATTTTTCTAACTCATCACGCCGTTCACGCAGTGCTTCTTGCGCATCAAGCAAAGCCTCGTTTAGATTATTCTCTGTTTCAATCTTATAGCGCGTTTCTGCATACTTACCCGCCTGAGAAAGCAATTCCTTAGCGGGCTCAGACTTTGCAAGCTCGGCTTGCGCAACTTGCTGCGGGCTAATTCTAGCACGTATTTGCTGGCCCGGTGCTTCGCGGGTCACTTGGCCTTCTGCGGTATAAACAGGTATTCTCATTATGTCGGCCTTGCTGTTGGACGTAAGCTAGTCATAGGAGCTAAGCTAGATGATGGTGATGACGGGCCCAGTAAGCCAGAGGTATATGCCGTTTGCGCACCCCCACCAATACCGGCTATCAAAGATGCAGTACCCTGCGCTCTAGCAGAAGCAGCGGCCATGCCGCCCTCCATGCGTGAAAGCTCTGCATTAAGACGCGCTTGCTCTTGAGCATCGCTAATTTGCATATTTGATATTTCGTTGTTGAATCCGTTGACCGCCATTTGGTAATCAAATTCTCTAGCATTTGTGCGCAATACTTGCATTGGCGTGCCTTGGCTCATATCAAACCCAGCGTAACCCGTACTTGCACGTACTTTTGATTGTACGTTTTGCTCAAACGCTGTGCGCGTTCTTTGCTGATCAATTGCAAATTGCGCATTTAATATACCGCGCTGCCTTTCAAACAAGTCAATATCACGCTCAACTATCTGTGCGTTAAACTCACCCGCGTTTTGAGCAGCCTTAGCAGCTTTGTCAGAAGCTTGTTTTGCTTGTATGCCGCCCGCAACAGACGCGCCCGCAGTAACTACCGCCGCAATTGTAAGTGGATCAGCCATTTTGTTGCCTCAAATTCTTAGCATAAACTCGCTCAGTGTTTTTGTAACCCAAGCGAACAAACAATTTATCAAGAGGTTTCTGAACTCTAGTGCTTACAGCCATTATAGAAACACCTAAATGTTTTATTTCTTTTTCAGCAAAACGCAGCAATTTGGCAGCGGTATGCCCTTTTCGGTATTCTTGATCTATGTAGAGTATATCACTACTTGCAAAAAGATGCTCCCTATAATGCAAGTGAGGCATAACGGTTATAAACAAATATCCAGCTAAAATGTCACCATCTCGCAATGTAAAAACATTAAGAAGACCAGCCGCATCTATTTTCTCATACATATCCCAACTAGGATTTAATTTTAAAGTTTCCTTATCATAGGCAACCTCTTCCCAATGCCGCTCGCACAAGGGCATGATTTCATCCCTTACGTTGGCGAACTCTTCTCTCTGGTAAGTTACCCTCATATGTCAAACGTATTCATGCGCGGGTACAATCCTAAGACGGTTAGCGGCAGCGCTTGGCTTTGCTGCACATAGATGCGATCATCATCATCAAAACCGCCTTTGAACTCAATGTTTTTATCACCAGTAAATAACGGTATTGCCTCATCCATGTTCATCGAACTATCGCGGAAAGGAATACGATCTATCTCTGCGCTATCGTTGCCGACCTCAATGCCAACACTTTCATAGATGCGAAGAGTGATTGCATGGATGCGCTTGGGCTTACCTTGGCTTGTGCCATCAACAGATCCGCTTTCAATGCGCAACGTCTGCATAGAGCTAGTGTAGCCATAACCGATAGCTGCGGTTGTCGTAGAGAAATCCAGAGGAACAGATCCATTACTAACAGTCTTGTCTGGATGCGTTGCGCCATTGGCTAAGATATCAACAGTCTGCCCTTCTAGGTGGTACAGACCAGACAGGCTGGTTACAGCACCGCCAGAATACACCAGCCCGCTATCTACAAAGAATGCAGCCGTTGTATCGCTTCCAAAGTCAAATGTCTTTAACACCTCAACGTAACGCTTGGTAACACCGTTAATTGTGCGCTTCACAATCATGTAAAGCTCATCCTCACCACTGTCAGTTGGCAGTGTCGCAATGCTTTCAACAACAGCCTGCCCAGAGCCGAACACACCGCCGATCACATGCTTATGCCAAGCAACAACCTCTTCTTCCCGGCGATAAGTTAAGCCTAGCAGCGTGCCATCTGAGCGAATGCACCATATAACGCTGTCTGGCTCTTGCTGGTAGGCAAACTGCACAAGCCCGCCCTCTGTAATGTGCTCAGCCAATATAGTCATGTCTGGCGCTTGATAGCCCGCAGTATTAACCTCACCGGCATATCTAAACTCTCTAAGCTTTCTTGCGCCGCGCTGGGCAAACAAAGTAACATCTGCAACTTGCACCGGCTCTACCTGAGCAGACCCATAGTTGCTGTATTTGCGGATAAGCGTAGTTGTCGGCGTGATAGGCCCGTCATTCGTAGCGGTCAAAACGTACTCGCCGCCACTTGTGCCTATCGTTAGAACTCTTGTTGCTGAGAGATAACGAATAGCATTCACTTGATTAGACGCAATCGTGTAAATCAACGCGTCATCGTCAGCAGTGCCAACCGTAAAGTTAGTGTAGTCACCGTTTTTAGAAAACCAAATAGTCTGTGGATTATTGTTTGTGTTGGCAAACACAAGCCGCTGCTCAAAGAATGTAACAACGCTTGGCCGGTTGTTCGCACCAGACAAACCCGGTGATGGTGATCCGCTAAAGCTTACAGTCGCAAACGTCCATGCATTGTGATCAGTACGCGTTAATGTACGCACATTGTAGCTGGGGTGAACAATGTACATCGTGTCAGCAGACTGCACAAAACGCAGATCAAATAAGTCAGCTTCCGCATAAGGCGCAGCCGTTTCGTAAATCTCTGTGGCCGTACCGCCTGATGTGTATGTGGTAAAGCTGGTTGTGTTTATTGCATTGCCAAACAGATCTTGCAGCGTAAACGTGTTTGTCGTGACATTCGCAACACGATAGTTGCGGCCATTAAGCTCTGTCATCCCACCTATGCTTTCGACATAGATTTCATCGCCATTGCTATAACCGTGGCTATTGCTAGTTAAAACACCGGGGCTTGCCTTGGTGATCGCCGTAATAGTTTTGCTTGCACTAACTAAAACTTGCAGGCCATTGCGAAACACACGCATGACCTGATTGCCGAACTCCAAAATATATGTGTCGGTTGTTTTAAATTGAAATGGCACAAGTCTGGTTTTAACAGAACTGCTTTTGACCTCGCCCAAGTATTCTGTGCCGGGTCTACGCGTAACACCGCCATGCGGCATCACAACCATGTTGGTTAGGTCTGACAGACCTTCTTTGTACTTTTCAATGTTTACGCGCCCTTCAAGGCGTGGGCTAATTTCGCCTGCCGTAAATGAGCTAAACGCTGGTGCTGAGCGAGCCATTAGAACCTCGCTTCAATAAAGTCGCTGGCTTCAATCCGTTGCGGCGCACCCTCTGTGCTATCCACAAACCTCGCTTCCTTGATCTTAGCCTCATACATAGAAAGCGTAATCTGCACCATACTGGTCGAACCGGTGATTGCGTAACAGATCTCTGCCGCCAATCGCGTAGAAAGCGCTTCGATCAGGCCAGCATCGTACTCATTCGCGTCAGTTATGCGCGCAATGTATTTAATTTTGGCCGTGCCTTCGTCAGTTAAAACCTTACGCCCCTCAATGACAAACACCGGCCCGCCAGTATTGTTAGTCATATTGTCTTGCGGGTAAGACAGCGAGCCATTGCTAAACTCTAGCACGCGCAGGCAGAACGGGTTTGTTGGAAGCGGATACTGATGTGCATATCCAAAGGTAGGCGTTGTTGTTTCTTGCGCAAGCTCTGCGCGTCTAATCAAGGCATTCCAAGGATGCGCCCGGAATACAGC